ATCCCGAAACAGAAGTAGAAGTTACACCTCCTAGAACAGGTAAAAACGAAAGTGGTAAATTTAACTTATTTACCTTTAAGGATGATAACGATAGAGAAATATCAATTTATTTAGCAGGCGGTGCAAGTGCTAACAAAGGTATAGGCTTTGAAGGAGATGTAGTAAACGATTTACAGAACTTTAAAGACGGTAACGAAGAATACAAATACCCAGACTTAGTAAAAGAAATTATAGAAGAGTTTAAACTAACTCCTGATAATTTTGAAATAGTACCTGAAGGTAAAGAAAATAAAAGAAGACCGATAGTTTTTAAAAGCGATGGTCCTGTTATAGATTTTTCAGGAAGTAATATAGCAGCTACATTAACCGATCTTACTATAAAAAAAGATTCAGAAACATTTTACTTATCTCTAAAATTTGGAGGTACTTTAACTTTCTTTAACGCAGGTGTAACTAAAATATTTACACCAGAAGAAATGAAAAGTGGTGAAGTCAAAAATTCAAGTGGAGTAGCTTTATTAGATATGTTAGGAATAGATAACAAATTATTCTGTAGAGTATTTAATGAATACGGAGAAACTAATTTCGCTGAATTTAAAGAAACTGTAAACGATTTTGATCAAGGTAAGTTAACTAGATTAGTTAGTTCTGGAATCGGAGATGGTTATTATATGTTAAAAGGTAAAGAAGGATCATATGATTTCTTTTTAGTAGATGAAGCTTACAATAAAGAAGCTTCTACTCCTACTTCTGGTATAACGATTTATTATGGAGGTACAGGTGGAGATGGAAAAAGAATAGATGTAGTATTTGAATCAAGTAAATATGTTTTTAAAATAAACATTAGGAACAAACAAGGTGGTACTTATCCGTCACATATAATGTGTGACTATAAAGCCAAGTAGTTATGAGTAAAGACATAAAAAAAATAATCGCACAAGAATATCTTAAGTGCGCTAAAGATCCGGCATACTTCATGAAGAAGTATTGCTACATACAACATCCTACTCGAGGTAGAATATTATTTCATTTATATCCTTTCCAAGAAAAAGTATTACATTTATATAAAGAACATCAGTATATTATAACTCTTAAGTCAAGACAGTTAGGTATTTCTACTTTAGCTTCTGCTTATAGTTTATGGTTGATGTTATTTCAAAAAGATAAAAACGTTTTAGCATTAGCAACTACTCAAGCAACAGCTCGTAATTTAGTAACAAAAGTAATCTTTATGTACGATCAGTTACCTAAGTGGTTAAGATTACAAGCAGTAGAAAAAAATAAATTATCTCTAAGATTAAAGAATGGTTCAAAAGTACAAGCTAAATCATCCAATGCAGATGCTGCTAGGTCAGAGGCAGTATCATTACTACTTATCGATGAGGCAGCCTTTATCGATAACATTGAAGAAACGTTTACTGCAGCACAACAAACACTAGCAACCGGTGGTCAATGTTTTGCTTTATCTACTCCTAATGGTATTGGTAACTGGTTTCATCAAACTTGGCAAAAAGCAGAGACAGGAGAAAATTCTTTCTTACCTATAAAACTTCCTTGGACAGTACATCCTGAAAGAAATCAAGGATGGAGAGATCAACAAGACTCAGACTTAGGTCCTAGAATGGCTGGACAGGAATGTGATTGTGATTTCTTATCATCTGGTGATACAGTCTTTGAACCTGAAGATTTATTATTTTTAGAACAAACATATCAAAAAGATCCTTTAGAAAAAAGAGGAGTTGATGGTAATTTATGGATATGGGAACCAGCTGATTATATGAAATCGTATATGGTTGTAGCAGACGTTGCTCGTGGAGATTCTGCTGATTATTCTGCATTTCACGTATTTGATATAGAAGGTGCTACACAGGTAGCTGAGTATAAAGGTAAATTATCACCTAAAGATTATGGAAATATTTTAGTAGGAATAGGAGCTGAATATAACGATGCGTTGTTAGTAGTAGAAAATGCTAATATAGGTTGGTCAACTATTGAACAAATATTAGAAAGAGAATATAGAAATCTATATTATAGTCCTAAAAATCATTTAGATACTGTTGAATCTTATATGTCAAAATATGAAAGAGATCAGCTAGTACCAGGTTTTACTATGTCGGTTAGAACTAGACCGTTAGTAATTGCTAAAATGATGGAGTATATTAGAGAGCGTGGATGTACTATACAATCTAAAAGATTATTAGAAGAAATGAGAGTTTTTATCTGGAGAAATGGTAAAGCACAAGCTCAGACAAACTATAATGATGATTTAGTAATGTCTTTTGCTACTGGTTTGTATGTAAGAGATACAGCTCTTAAACTTAGACAACAAGGTATAGATTTATCTAGAGCTCAATTATCATCTTTTACTAACTTAAATAATAGAAATCAAACAGTTATACAAAAAGTTGGAAATCAGCAAAAAAATCCTTATCTTATAAAGACAGACCGTGGAGAAGAAGATATCTCCTGGTTATTATAAAGTAACTATTTATATATAAAATTACCCTAAATGGCGGATAGATCATTATTTAAAAGATTAGAGCGACTATTTTCAACCGATGTAGTAATAAGAAACATTGGTGGAAATCAGCTCAAAGTGGCCGATGTAGGTTCTATACAGACTACAGGGAGATACGAAACTAATTCTCTATTAGATAGGTTTAGTAGACTCTACATATACAATAATAAGAATATATTTAATCCTAATTTAAATTATCAAACATTAAGGATTCAATTATACTCAGATTATGAAGCAATGGATTCAGATCCATTAATAGCTTCTGCGTTAGATATCATTGCTGATGAAGCAACATTAAAAAGTGAGCAAGGTGAAGTCTTATCAATTAAATCATCAGACGAAAATTTACAGAGAGTATTATACAATTTATTTTATGACGTATTAAATATTGAATTTAATTTATGGTCATGGATTAGAGGAATGTGTAAGTACGGAGATTATTTCTTGAAATTAGAAATAGCAGAGAAGTTTGGAGTATATAATGTTTTACCATACACAGTTTATAATATGGTTAGGAAAGAAGGAGTAGATCCTGAAAATCCTCAAAAGGTAATGTTCCAAATAGATCCTGATGGATTAGCTTCTCAACAAGACCCTAACTACTTACCTAAAAATAATAAAAAAGTTATTACATTAGATAATTATGAAGTAGCACATTTTAGATTAATATCAGATCATAATTATTTACCTTACGGACGTTCATATGTTGAACCAGCTAGAAAAATATTTAAACAACTAACCTTAATGGAAGATGCGATGTTAATACATCGTATAATGAGAGCTCCTGAGAAGAGAGTCTTTTATGTAAACGTTGGAGCTATACCTCCTAACGAAGTAGAGCAGTTTATGCAAAAAACTGTTAATCAGATGAAAAAGACTCCTTATGTAGATCAACAAACAGGAGAATATAATTTAAGATTCAATATGCAAAATATGATGGAAGATTTCTACATCCCTGTAAGAGGTGGAGATACTTCTACTCGTATTGATACTACACCTGGTCTTAATTATGATGGTATTCAAGATATCGAGTACTTAAGAGATAAGATGTTTGCTGCATTAAAAGTACCAAAAGCATATTTTGGCTATGAAGGAGACTTACAAGGTAAAGCTACATTAGCAGCAGAAGATATTAGATTCGCAAGAACTATAGAAAGGATTCAAAGAATAGTTGAATCTGAATTAACTAAAATAGCCTTAGTTCATTTATATACACAAGGGTTTACTGGAGAAAGTTTAACTAACTTTGAATTAAAATTAACTACTTCTTCTATTATATACGATCAAGAAAAAGTAGCTTTACTAAAAGAAAAAGTTGATCTTGCAAGACAAATGCTTGAAGTTAAGATGTTCTCTACAGATTATATTTATGATAAAATATTTGACTTATCTGAAGATCAGTATAATGAAATGAGAGCCCTAGTTAGAGAAGATGCTAAAAGACAATTTAGACAAACTCAGCTAGAAAATGAAGGTAACGATCCAGCAGAAAGTGGAGTATCTTATGGTACACCTCACGACTTAGCATCGTTATATGGTAGAAGACAAGGTGACGCTAAAGTACCACTAGGATATGGTGAAGAACCTAATCCAGAAGGTAGACCAAGAATACATCAATCAGTTATAGGAACAAATGACGATCCCGTAGGTGGAAGAGATAGACTTGGAGTGCAAGGTATGAAAGGTGGCTTCCCTTCTGATAATGAGAATGTACAGGAATCTAATGAAAGTTCTACACTAACAGCACAATCTGCCC